GTCGATTTCTTTGATGCTTACGCCAGGGCTTACTCTAAATGCCATTTTCGGTTCTCCTTCGTGAAGAAGTCATTGCTTTGGGTGACTGCGCTTCTAGTGTATGTATTATTTTGAAGGATTCACATACGGTTTTGTGTATCAGAAACTCCACCCCATATCTATGTTTTCATCTTTTCCGCCCTTCCATGTTGTGCCGTTTCCGTCCACCACGATATTGTCCACAACACCATCATCCACAAAGCCAAAAGGGGTCATTTCTTCTTCCAAATTTTTCATTTGATCTTCGTACAGGTCTTTACGGATATCACTGCCTGTAATTTGCTTGAAATAGGCTTGGGTGGTCAACCAACCAAACAGTACGAGCGTCATCACCAAGTCATCGTGGTGGTTGTCTTCCGCTTCAAACGAGTCGCCCTTCGCAACAAACGAGCAGAACTCGTCCACCGTGTTGAAGTCTTCCACAATAAGTTTGGTGTCTTCAACCAGATTCTTCAGAATGGAGCAGCCGATGCGCTTTACAGCCGTGGAGGTCTTGACACCCTTCATGGAAGACCCCTTGCCGCCGAAGCCACCATTCACCACCTGACCCTTGCGCCCCTGCATGGACACATAGATCACATTGTCGTATTCCAGATCATCATGCAGAATGTCCGCTACCTGACCGCCAATGTCGTTCACCTCCACCAAGCAGTACGCATTGTTGTACTGCCGCAGAATAGGATAGATGGCATTGGGGTACAACATGGGCGGCATTTCGTTGTTGCGGAAAGTAGCCACCACCCGATACGGAATAGCCGTGACATCAATCACGGAGTAGGCGTGGTAGTCGAGTCCCTGTCCCCGCGCAGTGTCCACCACCGTGACATACTTGTGGTCGGGCAGGGGGCGTTGGTACACGCGCAGCCCCTCGTTGTTGAAATATTCAGGAGTGCGGTACACCATGCACTTGATTTTTTCAGGATGCACCAGTGTGTGCATGGAGCCAAGAAATTGACACTCAAACTCGGTGCGGAACTGCTCTGCTGAAGTATTGGAAATGGTCTGCTTTTTCCACGCTTCGTCACGACCAGGCACATCGCTCCAGTGGACTTCCACGGGATAGTACTCGTTCTTGCCTTCTTCACCAGGCTTCTTGTTGGCGTTCACCCAGAAGCGGTAGAACATATTCAAGCCCTTGGGCGTGGAGATGATTGTGACCTTGGTGCTTTGACCGCTAGTAATGGTTGGATACACGGACGAGAAAAACTCTTCTGCCACATTCTGTGGCACATACGCAAACTCGTCAAGAAAGATGTAGTTGAACGATCCGCCACGCACCGCAGACGAAGAGGTGGCTGACGCAAGAATCTTGGAGCCGTTCTCCAGTACGATTGATCCCTTGTTCCACTCCACCACGCCCTGCTGCAACCACATGGGCAGGTACTCATAGGCTAGTTTAAGGCGACCCAGCAGTTCGCGGGCGGTATTCAGTTTGTTGGCTAGGATAGCCACGCTCATGCTTTGGTTGAACAGCACATAGTGTAGTAGATACGAAATGATTGTGGTGGACTTGCCTGTCTGACGGGGCAGTTTACCAATCACGAAGCGATTCTTGTGAATGGCTTCAATCATGTCCTCTTGGAAGTCATACGGCTCAAACGGAACCAAGCCCTTGTCCAGTGACACGATCTTCACATAATTTCGGATGAAGTACATGGGGTCTTGAGAGCATTTCACATACTCTTCAATCTGCTCGGGTGAGAAGTTGACATTCACACCCGCTGCCTTCAGGTTGGAGTTTCCAAGATATTTGTTGCTCTTGTTACTCACTCGTCTTGTCCTCCGCTATGATATCGCGCACATCAGGGCGGTTGTCAAACGCCTTGGTGGAAGAACGCGCCGAATTGATAATGTCCTGAAGTTCTTTCGTGGAACCCACATAGATGGACTGATTGGTGGTGCTGTTGTTCGTCACGCTCTGATCCACCTTGCGGATGGTCTTCACGCGGTTGTGCAGATCCATGAGTTCCCGATTGGTTTCAGAAAGCGTCTTGATCATTTGGGCTACAACTTCATAAGCCCGTGGCGAGTCGCCTTCTTGGGCTACCGCAATCACGCCGTCTAGCGCGTTCTTACCCATGTTCACGAGTTCTTTCAGGTTCTCGCGCACCACATCGTAGTCGGTTTTGAGATCCTTTTCTAGTTTCTCGTCTGTGAGAGGAACAGGATCAACCTTGGCAAGAACTGCATGGGGAGGAATCACAACAGGTGGTTTCACAGGCTCTGCTCCCAGAGCCTTTTCAATGCTATCAAACCCACTCATGGTCTACTCCTTAAATATTCCAGTCCACAGTTATTCCACCCGATGCCATTCTTGCCGAGTATGTAGAGCCTCCACCTGACTGCGGCTGATACACTTTCGCGTATGGGGTGTAGTTGTTTGCATTGGAACTCGCCCCACTTGGACCAGTGATGCCGTCAATGACAAGAACATAACTGGGTTTGTCTGTAGTGTTTCCTGGATTGTAGGTAATGCCACCCACAAACGAATCACCAAACACATCGTAATTCCACAACCCTGCCTGCACCACACGAATCTCTTTGTAGTTCTTGGATGGACCAAACAGATAGGTCTTCATCGTGAAGTTCAGGGTGAACACAATGCTGCGACGGCTCTCAAAATCACCTTCATAATCTTCTTCGGTGGAAACCGAATTAAGATAGATGGGAACATCAACCTTTTTGTTGATGTCGTCAAAGTTCACAGTGACCACGAATTCAGGAGTAAAGAACGGCAGAATTTGCTCAATGATACGCAATCCATCGTCCATGTTTCGCACATACACATATAGTCCAAAGTCAATGTTGTATGGAACCTCTGCGTGGGTGTAGTCCACACCGCTTGGATTCCCTGTGGTCGGAAGAATCATGTGACGAGTCACGCTGTTGCGCTTGCGATTTGAGTCATAAGCGTATCCAGTAATTTCAAACGCTATGCGCGGAAGGGTAATCTGATTGGGATTGTTCAGGTATGGATCACCCGCAAGCCGCACTTTATACTTCTCTTTTGGAGCATACGAAATAGGAACAAGCAGGGTCTTCGTGCCGCCACTCTCTGCACGGTCAATGTAGATTTGGTTGAACAGCGAACCAAAAGCCACCACCATGCGCCGAATGGAGCCGTTGTAGAATCGGGTAAACATTAGTAGTTACCCTCCGAGAACGGATCAGCATCAGTGAAATCAAAGATGTTGTCCCGCTTCTGCTCTAGATCCAACTGCTCGTTGTCCTGTTGATCTTGGTGTCCTGCGCGAATGGTTGTGTCGTACACGCCCGTGATGGGATAAGTAACTCCTGTTAGAGTACCCGTCAAGACATCGCCCACTTGGAACACGCCCTCGCGGAGATTCACAAGCACGCTCTTGGAGCCAAGCACTGGGCTGGTGTAGGTGTTCACATTTCCATAAGCCTTCTTGAGTGAAAGCGTTCCTGTATACACCTCTTCGCCAAGCGTGTACACACCGCTGCCGCTACCAAGGGTGAGTCCTACCAAATACGAAGAGGTAGTGTTCATAATCTTGTCCATCTCTGTCTCGCCCGTGTTCATCTTTTCGTGGTTGTACTTGAACACTTCGCAACTCAACTTGAACGAATAGCGGTCGCCGCCTGGATAGAACGGGTTGTCGTGCTTCACAAACTTAATTTCAAACATGGAATACGGATAGTCGAAGAAGATGATGTCGCCTTCGCGTGGACGACCAAGCCTGCGAATGTCATCATGGTAGCCCATGACATCCATGAACCGCTTGCGGGACACAATGAATGTGGCTGAGTCTTTGACATCCAAACCAAAGCGGCTCATTTCAGAATCGCCCTCATAGCCTTCGGCATTTTCCAAATACATTTCGATGCGGCTCGAATCCACGAACTGAGAAATCTCTTCACCAAGAATAGTATCTTCCGTGACCTTCTCGCGTGGCAAATAGATCATCTCGTGACCGTGGATTTTTATAGCCTCGGTCGTGAGCGATTCAATCAGGGTCTGCTCACCCTTTTTGTTCCTGCGAAAATACGGGTTTACTGTCATGCTTATCCTGTAATGAAGTCAGGCGGTTCCTGATATTTGAGCAGCACATCTTCTTCAATCTTGGTGATTTCTTCCAAGGCTTCCTGATAGATGCGCTGCCCATTGAATGTAATGTTTCCTGGCAGCGGGATGCCCTCAAACTTGGAGAGGTTAGCACCCCACTGCCTTTTGATTAGTGCCGTTGCGTACTTTTTTAGCATCGGGTCATCATAAATTTCACTGTATGTGTCGGGATCAAGCGATGTGTACGCTTCAATGAGCAGGAACTGCCCCGTGACAAAATCCTGACA